CGGACGTAGTGAAAGTTTTGAGTCTTGTTGCAGCGGGCAGGATCGACGATGAGACGGATGGTCTCGCACGGCATCCCATCGGAATGGGGCTTGGTGTCCTCGATCTGCTGCTTGGTGGCGGGAGGTGCATCACTCGAGTCATAATCGACGCTGAGGATGACCTTACCGGTTTGGCCATTCGTGGCAAACGCTGTGACCTGAGGCTTGTAGTAAAACTCAAGCGACTGGACTTTGTACATCTCCCAGAGGAGAGCCTCTCGGCTCCCGACAGGGAAAGTAGAAGCCTGACCCGGATTAACCGGGTAGGCAGTCGTCGCGAAGGTAACTGAGCCTGAGATGTCGGCGATGTACTCATCCCGTTCGAGAAGTCGCGAGTCAGACTTTGGTTGACTGACGGGCTTTCCCGAGGGGAATTGACGTGGCATCTGATCGCTGCGCGCTCCGGAGATGTTCCTGAGTCGAGCGACGGCGTTGTGACGAGCCTTGTTCTTGACAATGCTCGGGCGGGGAGGGATCTGTCCCTTTCCCTGTGGCTGCTGGTTCTTCTTGCCATTAGCCATGATCAGTTTAGACGTTTAGGATGACGTCGATGAAACTGATGTGTTCGTGTCTTTGCACGGGATCCTCTCTGACACTTGAGAGGACTATACATCGTTGTGGAACCACAACCGTCAACTCCGGACACATATTGTGTTCCGGAAACAATAGAGGGGCTGCGTGAGGAATTACCCGCAATTACTCCAGGAAATATCCAATTCCTGGACCCCTTGACTTGTCTTTGACGTGTCAACCTTACGAAAAGGTCTTGACAATTGTGGAAACGCCGTGTAGTCTCTCGGCATTTTGTTTAGCACGGAAATATTGAGCGAGTGGTCTAGAAGACTACCACAGGCACCGTTTTGGGTAATTACCCACAACAACCCCGACTCATTTATTTAACGTCGCTGAGCTACGACAAGACACACACTCTGGGATGATTCAGGCGAAAAATGATCGCGCTGGGCTGACCTGGGCTCGCAGAAGAAGAGCCTCACTGTCATCATCCAAGACGAAATTCCATGTGGATTTGTGCAATCCTTTAGCAATCAGATCATGGATCTGTTGCAGCACAACCGACTGGAACTCATCGACAATTTCCCCCTTTCGAAGGGTGTCGAGAAGATCGTCGCAGAGTGCCTGTTGAACACTCGGACGTGGAACATACACCTTTGGGGTGTAATGCGTTCCGCGCCGGATGTCCTTCAGAACACGAATAGCCCCGATAGGAGGGCACACTGGGA